GCAGCATCATCCCATTTATGTAAACTACCTGTTGCTATTGCATTTCTTAAATTACTATTGCCTGTATCTGTAGCTGAAATGTTGTACCTATAAGCTTTTGTAGCTTCGTCATAGAAATATTCTGTACCTTTTTCTACACGACCACCTGTTTTGATTCTTATACGTGTTTCAACAGATTGTAAATATTGGTCTATAAAATCACTGTCATTTAAAATTTTACTAAATCTACCGCCACCCATATTTACAAGTTCTTCTCTAGCTCTAGCACCATCCTTACTTAAAATCCATTTAGAAAGTTTGTCACTACCATAACCATGTTCAGCTACTTTTCTAGCTATTTCGTCACTACGTAATAACATTAATTCAAATCTAACTGCTTCTACATAATCATCTGCATTAGTTTTAATGCCTTTTTCCATTTCTGTTTTAGTACGCATAACATACTTAACATTTTTATTTCTGATAGTTGCTCTTCCTTGCAGCCCTGCAATAGAAAATGTTTGGTTCATAGCTTGTAAATGTTCAAAGCTATCAAGCAATTTATTCTCGTCAATAGAAGATGCACCACTTCTAACAGCTCTAGCAATTTTTCCTTCTCCACCCATAGTTACCCACTGTATATAGTGTATAGGGTGTGTAAAAAACGAATCCATATGTCCTGCAGCAAAACGCATTGATTCTTCTAAAAAGACTCTACTAAAAAAAGCATATCGTAATAAAACAGCTGGTTTAAATATATTTCTATTGTAATAATCTAAAAGGAACGTTACAGCATCTTGCCCTAGTTTATCTACAGGTATACCTTTTAATTGTCCTGTTGTGTAATCTATAAAAGGATTTTCTGCATATTCTTTACTAAATCCAAATTTATATTTAGTTACGTAATCTTTAGCATTTTTTATAGGTATTGTAAATGTTTGACTTAAAGAGTTCATATCATCGTAATAAGTAAACAATGAAGACATAGAACGTTTCATTAAATTATAATCTGTTAACTGTACAGAGTTATCTGCCATTTCAGACATTAAATGTGCAGAAGGTATAATAATCTCTCTATCTGTACCATCCCAATTTTTGTATGTCATTTTTTCTAAACCTTCAGACATGTTTCCAGCAAATGGCATATCATCTCCAAATTCATTAATAAACATAATAAATCTATCTTCTTCGGTTTTAGAATAATTTTCTAAAGCTTCAGCCATAATTTCGTGATTACCACCTTTAGCTTTAACATGCTGTATATCTCTAACTCTTTGTTCGTAAGCAAACTTTCTTACAGTTCTATGGTCTTGATATTTTAATCCTCTAAATTCTTCTAGTATTTTAGAACCAACTGCTGAGTCATAGCCTGTACTTTGCAAATGTGCAAATAATTGGTCATATGCTTGTGAAAAGTTTCTTAAAGGTAATCCCATTTCTGGTATTAATCCAAGCATTCTTTGTTGTGAAGGTGTACTTCCAGCATTAAAAGTAGAGTTAAATCCTAACAATTTTTCATATTTTTTATTTGTAATGTTTGTTAACTCTTCTACATTAGATTTAGCATTTAATGCAGCTTCAATAAGTTGTTCTTTTTTAGGCAACCATCTACTTGCTGCTACAGTACCATCAATAAGTCCATCATTTCTTGTTAATGGTTTAAGTACAGATAAATATTTTTTGTTAGGTCTATTACGTAAAGGAGACATTGCAATATTTAAGCCTTGTCCTAAATAACTTCTAGCACTTCTAAATGCTGCTTGTTCGTTTCCTATTGCAGATAAAGCTCTACCAGCAATTTGTTTTCCAACATTTGTAGACTTTTGTAAATTTTTACCAGTTTTTGCTGTACTTACTAATGCTTTGTTTAATGCAAAAGATGCAACTTTAGGCATAGTATCTATTTGTGCAAAACCTTTGCTGGTGTATTTACCAATACTTACACCTTCGTCTAATAAAGAACCAAACAACTCTTTAATTTTTGCAGGGTTTTGTTCTTCTACAACTCTACCAACAAATCTACCATCTAAATTTCTAAAGAATGGATTAGCTTTTATAACCATTTCATCTGTTTCGTCAGCTAAAGAATAAAATAATTGATTCATAAACGGTGTATCTAAAAATTCATCTTTTGTTTGTCTAAAAAATTTAGGTACACGTTCACCAAAAAAACCATATTGTTTAACTTGTCTATCAGTAGCTTTAGTAACTCTTGCTGCACCATTATCAATAGCTTTTAATTTAGCATTAGCACCTAACATATAATCTTTTAGACCTTCACCAGATAAACCTTCTATATCTTTAGCAATTTGTTCTTCAGCTTCTTTTCTTAAACCTTGTTGATTAAGTTTAAATCTTTTACCTGTAGCTAAAACCTCACCAGTTTCTTGGTCTAAAAGTTTATTTACACGTCTAAGGTTTTTAAATTGATTCATTACTTGACCAACAGCTTTATCTGTAAGCAATTCAGGAACTAATTTATAAGTTAAATCTATTGCACCTGAAAGTTTGTTGTAAGATTCTGTACCAGGTGCTGATACAAAAGCTGCTTGATAACGTCCAGGTGAATAAGGTATTGTTTGTTGATAGCCTTCATCTGTTCTTGAAGGGTCATCAGCACTATAAACAAAACCTTTGTTTCTTCTACCAGCAAAAAAGTTTATTTTATTAGGATTAGCTATACTCAAGTAGTTTATTTCACCAGGTGTATCTAATGGTGCTATTGGTTCACCAATTTTTTTATGTATAAGTTCTTTAGCTTTTTCTGGTGTATATCCATAAATATTTACTAAATCATTGTATTGAGGCATTTTTTCTGCATCAATAGTTGAAAATATCATCCACCTGTCTCTGTCATAGTTTATAGGTTCATTGTTAGCTACTTTCATACGCATAGCTTGATAAATTGTTTCTCCAGCCATATCTTGAGCTTCTTTAAATGCATCTACTAATTTGTCTATTTTTCCAGACCAATCTGTATCTACACCTAAATTAGCTATTTGTGTTTTACTTATATCAATTCTTGGTACGTTAATAGCAGTAGTAGGGTCTACACCATCTCTTAACATTTTGTCATAAGCTAAAACAGAAGACATGTATTGCCATACTCTACCTGTCATAGGAGCATCTGGGTTAGGAACAGTAATTGTATTACCGTTTTTATCTTGTACATCTATCTGAAAACCGTCTTTATAAAAACCAGTATTAGGTGATGGGTTATATTTAGAAATTTGTTCAAATACATGGTCTACAGCTGCAGCTATCCACACACCATACTGTGTATCACCTTTAATCCAGTTAGCAGCTGTAAACCTCATATCGTCTACATATTCAGTGTTTTGATACTTATCGTTCATAAACTCCCAGATTTCAGCTTCTTTCTTAGAAAACTGTTCATACAGTTGTGAATTGATTTCGTTTAACCTATCTGAATTAGGGTCTTCATTAAGCTCTGCAGCTGCTTTAACTACAGATTTAGGAAGCATAGGATTGTTTTCTGTTATGTTTATAACATTTTCTGCTAATTGTGGATTAGCTTGAGCTATTTGTCTGTAACTTTTATATAATCTATTTTGTCTATCTTTGATTTTTAAAAAATCTTTTTCAAAAAAATAATCCCCAAATATCATTCATTACCTGAATTTAGTAATTCTGCTATAGCTGGATGTGGATTTACAGAATATAATGCAGCTAAGAATATATTTGTATCACTATTTCCTTCTATAGGAAAACTACCATCTCCTATTGGAACACCTTCAGTTACTGGTTCTGAAGGTCTATCTGTTGCACCAAAAACATTAGGTCTTTGAGACATTCCTTGTTGATTTGGTACTGATATACCTAAATTATTAGGTAATGGTGCAGCTTGTTGTTGTTCTACTAATTGTTTACCTTCACCATAATCTTGTCCAGGTATTCTACGAATAGGTTGTTTAGAGCTAGCTGGTCCACCATCTGTTCTATTTTGACCTGCACCTGCTCCAGGACCTGGTGCTGCTACTGGTGCTGGTTTTCTAGGTTGTCTTGCTCCGCCTCTACGACTCTTTGCCATTGTAAAAATCCTTTGTTATTAATATAATTATACCTTCTGGTAAATTTATAATTTTAGTTACATTTTCTGATAATATGTCTAATTCATCAGTTACACCATATTCTTGATATATCATATCCCAAAACTCTGTTTCTAAATATTCATCCATACTACATTCCAAATGCTTGTGCCATTGTTGGCGGTCCACCTTGTCCTCCCATCTGTTGTTGCATCATTTGTTGTTGAATCAACATTTCTTGCTCAGGAGACATCTGTGGTTCTTCAGGAGTATAAAACTGTTTCATAATATCTGTTATAGCAGTTGGATACTCATAAATAGCTATAGCAGCCATTGTAGCTGCAGCGTCACCTTGTGCAGACCTAGCTAGTATAGAGTCAAACAATACTTGTTCAGCTTTGTTTTTACGTATACGTTCTTGTACCTTAGCTATATTTTCTAAACCATCAATGTTATCTTGTAATGTTTCTACGTCTATAACACCTGCTTGTAGTAATTGCAAACCAGTTACAATTTTCTGTGGCTCATCAAATCCAGCCATAACACCATAGATACGTCTTGTTCTAAAGTCTCCACCTATATCAGCAAGTGGAGAATAATTTTCTGTAAATGCAGAACCATTAAAATAACCTGCCATAGGTTTTTTCGTAACTTCTTGTGAATACGATAAAATTACATCTAGTTCTAAACGTTTAGCATCCATTTCAACAATAGCGT